GGATCAAACTTTTCGGTCCTGATTGATACTTTAGCGTATAATTCATACATCACCGCCTACAATACTAACATGGCGGTGAATGAATCTTTCATTGATAGTGCTACTTTACGTGAAAATGTCGTTTCTTTGGCGAGAAACATTGGTTATGTTCCAAGATCGAAGAAGGCATCCGTTGCAAGAATCAGTTTTTCCGTTGATGTAAGTAATACTTCTGCCAGATCAGTTAAATTAAAGGCAGGACTTGTTGCTTTGGGGTCAGTTGTCAATGGAAATTACATCTTTTCGATTCCAGATGATATCACAGTCACTCCAGACACCGATGGAATTGCTTCTTTTAGTGATATTGAGATATACGAAGGTAATTTATTGAGAAAGTCATTTACAATTGACGATTCTCAACCAGATTCAAAATATATTCTTCCAAATTCAGATATCGACACGTCCACAATTCGTGTTTCTGTGACATCTACAGCAGTTGAGACTTATTATACATATAAAAATATTTTTGATGTAGATTCATCATCAAGACTTTTCTTGATTCAAGAAATTGATGATGAAAGGTACCAAATTTTGTTTGGTGACAATATTATGGGCAAGAAACCCAGTAATGGAAGCACTGTAGATGTATCATATATCGTCACCAACGGTGAATCTGCAAATGGAGCATCGAATTTCAACTTCTCTGGCAATCTTGTTTACTATAGAGGTGGAACTGAGGTACCAATTACGTCTGGGATATCTGTTTTAACGACCCTACAAGCGTCTGAAAATGGCGATGACATAGAAACTATAGACAGCATCAAATACCTCGCTCCAAGGGTCTATGCATCGCAGTACAGAGCAGTTACATCGAATGATTATACAAGTCTAATTCCATTTTTATATCCAAATATCGATTCTGTGAGTGCATATGGTGGGGAAGAACTTGATCCCCCACAATATGGAAAGGTTTTCATTACAGTTAAACCAAAAAATGGAGAACTTCTGTCTGATATAACGAAACAAGCAATCAAAAATGATCTGAAAAAATATACAGTTGCTGGTATTAGACAAGAATTTTTAGATCTGAAGTATCTTTACGTTGAGTATGATTCAACTGTATCATACGATCCAGGTCGAGTCAATAATTCTCAGGATTTGCATTCTAGAATTTCTGCAGCAATTGAGTCATACTCTGATTCAGTGGATATTAATTCATTTGGTGGAAGATTTAAATATAGTAAACTTTTATCGCAGATTGATAAAGTTGATTCTGCCATCACATCAAATATCACAAAAGTTGTAATGAGAAGGAATATGGTTCCTGCATACAACTCTCTTGCAAACTATGAAATTTGCTATGGAAACCAGTTCCATGCAGATCCAGAAGGTTTTAATATTAGATCTTCTGCTTTTAGGATTGATGGGGTTGAGGGAGATGTATATCTCACTGATGTACCAAATCTCACAACCACATCACAATCAGTATCCACCGTTAGTGATGCTGGAAATGTTTTTTCGTCTAGACCGACAAGCATTTCCGCAAAAACTGGATTAATTTCCATAATCAGTGTCGATTCTACTAATACTATTAGAACAATTATAAAAAATGCGGGAGCAGTTGATTATGAAAGAGGAGAAATAACATTAACTCCTATTAACATTATTTCTACTTCACTCAATAATCGCATTGAAATAGAAGTTACTCCAGAATCAAATGATATTGTCGCAAAAGAGAACCTTTATATTGTCCTAGATACTACAGGAAATAGTATACTAACCCTTAAGCAAGATTTGATTTCCTCTGGATCTAATAGATCTGGTACTTCATACATACCACCATCAAGTTTCATCAATAACAAAAAATACACAAGATAAGAAATGGCAGATAAAAAAGTAAGTATCTCTAATATTCTGGGCAGTCAGATCCCAGATTTTATTCAGAGCGAAAGTCCTCTGTTCAAAGAATTTTTAGAGCAATACTATGCTTCCGAAGAGCATGAGTATGGTACAACTTATCTTGCCGATAATCTTGATGATCTGAAAGATATCTCAAAACTATCTGGTGTAATATATGCTGCTGTTCCAGTAGTATTAACTGAAGATGCCTACCACCTTGATGAAGTTATCAATGTTAATACTACTGAGGGTTTTCCAGATACCTATGGTTTAATTAAAATTGATAATGAAATTATTACATACACTGGAAAGACATTAACTTCATTTACTGGTTGTGTTCGTGGTTTTAGTGGTATATCTAAGATTGAAAGTAGCAATAATCCAGAGTTTTTAACCTTTAGTGATACCGAAATTGATTATCATTATTCTGGAACTTCAGTTGAAAATCTCAGTCTTTTATTTGTAGAGAAATTTTACAATAAATTTAAATATCAGTTTTTGCCAGGACTTGAAAATAGAAATTTTGAGAACTTATCTTTTGAAAATATTCTCTCTAGAGCAAAAGATTTTTACAGTTCAAAAGGAACTGATACAGCAGTAAAAATTCTCTTCAACGTTCTATTTGCAAAAAATGCAACTGTAATTAGACCATTTGATAATACCATTGTATCTTCGGATGCATATTGGTCAAAGTTCCCATCATTAACAGTAGAAACAATTGAAGGAAATCCAAAAAATTTAGAGTCTACAACTATTTTTCAAGGTTCGACAGAATCACCAACTGCAACTGCGGTAGTATCTAGGGTTGAGGAAAAATTTGTAGGAACAAAGAGATATTATAGATTATTCGTTTCACAGGGAACTTTATCGAATAAATTTAATGTATCAAAAAAAACCAAGGTACTAGGTACAACTAATTCTACATCTGTAGTTACTGTCGATTCTACTGTAGGATTCCCAGATTCAGGTATTTTTTATTATCAAACTTCTGAGGGAAATTATGCCTCTGTAGAATATCAGTCGAAATCATATAATCAATTTTTTGGTTGCTCTGGTTTATCTGATCCATTAGAGGAAAGCACAGAAATCATTGATGATAATTTCATATATGGAAATGAAAATTTTGATTTGACCCAAATTTGTCAAATGAGAATTATTGGATCAATTCAAGGTCTTTCCGAAAATAGCAAAAATTCTCAGTATTTCAAAAAAGGAGATTTAATAAGTTTAAAATATTTTGGAGAAAAACCTTCACTAGAGAATAAAAAATACAATAGTTGGTTTTATAACAATGTTTATGAACTTGACATAGAAAATTTAGATATATCCACAAGTACTGTCACAACAAGCGCAAAACATTTCTTACATGTTGGTGATGTCGTAGATATTTTAATTAAAGATACAAAACAAGTTGCTGCTAGTGACCTAGAAGTTACTAGCATACTTAGCAAAAATGCATTTAAAATTCAATCTGGATCTTTCCAATCTGGAGTAAAGTATATTGCTAAGAAGAAATTATTATATTCTAATTCAAACTTAATAGATACACCGCTCTTAGCAAATATTCAAAATTCTTTTTCGGATTTAGAAGAAAATATATACGTATCTTTTTCTGGTCTACCTTCATATAGTAGCATAGAAACGTCTGATAGATCCAAGACTTTTAGGTTCAGTGATGTTGATACTAGCACTGGAATAGTTACAATTAATCAACATCAATTTTTAAATGGAGATAGAGTTTATTTCGAAGTAACTTCTGGGTCCAATTATGTTACTGATGGATTCTATTACATAAAAAAAATTACAGTAAACACTTTTAAATTATCTTCAAGTTTACCTTCAATTTATAGTAACTTTAGTGTAGATTTTAGTGGAATTTCAAGTGTAGATGAATTTAAAATAACTCCATTTTCATTATATCAAAAAGTTTTACAAAATCAAAATCATTTAAAGAGAATACTAAAGAATCCAAGAGCAAAAAAAGAAGATAGAATTATTTCCGATGAAATTGGAACTTTGCTAAATGGCATAGAGTTAAAATCTCCAGTTTCATCAGATTCCTATTTCTATGGTCAAATTGAAAGTATAAACATTATAGACGATGGAAATGATTTTGATGTTTTAAATCCTCCAGATATTCAAATCATAGATGATTCTGGATCTGGGGCAAATGCCCATTTAAATCTAGATGGAGAACTTGTAGATGTTGTTTTGACATCTGGTGGATTCAATTATGCAGAAAATCCAGTTGTAAAAGTTATTGGAGGTAACGGATCTGGAGCAGTTTGCGAATCTAAACTGAGAGGTTATTATCATCAAGAATCATTTACAGATTTTCAAGTTAATCTCGTTACAAATATAATTGAGTTACCAGAACCTCATAAGTTTTTAGACGGGGAAGAGGTCGTATATTTAAATACTGGAAATTCTATTGGAATTGGAAGTACTAATGTTGGATTTAGTACAGATAGACTTTCCAAAAATAGTTTGTATTACATTGCAAAACAAAGTGACACTTCATTCTCTTTGGCAGCAACAAAAGACAGAGCATTATCGAAAACAAAATTAATAGACTTGAATGCATATGGAAATGGAGACCATACATTAAAATCAAGAGAACTCAGAAAAATAATTGATAGAATTTCTGTAATAAATCCTGGAGAAGGATACAAAAATACTAAAATAGAAGTAGATTCCCAGTCATATCCACAATCTAATAGAAAAAATCTTTTCACACAGTTTGTTGGTATAAACACTCATGATAATTACATTTATGCGAGAAATCATAATTTTAGAAGTGGCGATCAGGTAGTTTATTCTATTTCTTCTGGTGGTTCAGCAATCTCTGGATTATCTACTTCAAATTACTACATTGTGACTGTAATAGATGACCATAAGTTCAAATTAAGTGAAGCAGGAACTGCCTCCAGTATAACTAGTGTCAACTATGATAGAAAAATATATTCTGAAATAAATGATATTGGTTCTGGAAGTCATACTTTTAAGTATCCAGAAATTCAAGTTTCAATTGATGGATTAGTGTCCCTTGGATCTACTACAGTAATTCCATCTTATTATCAAGCAAGCGCATATCCAGTTGTAAGAGGAAGCATAGATAGCGTTTTCATTAAATCTGGAGGAATTGGTTACGGAGTTACTGATATTATCAATTATTCAAGAACACCCGCAATAAAAATTCTCACAGGTAAAGAAGCAGATTTAAGAGCAGTTGTTGATTCTACTGGAAAATTAAGCAGCATTTATATATCAAATGGTGGATCAGAGTACACTACTCCACCAACCCTTGTTGTAGAAGGATCTGGTATTTCTGCTTCTCTTAGAGCAAATATATCAAATGGAGTTATTACATCTGTTGATATTTTAGATGCAGGTAAAAAATATAAACAAAATGACACAAAGATCAGAGTAATTCCAACTGGATCTAATGGAAGATTGGGAGCAGAATTACATGAGTGGAAAATTAATGATGTAAAAAGATATCAAAATATATTATCCGATCTGAATGTTCATACTATCCAGAAAAAAGCACCTATTCCTTCTTTGGGATCAAAATTAGTTTCATTTTATCCTGCAAGATTTTATCGTTCATTACTAAATGACAATGTTGTAGATACCCAAAGTGGATATATTGAAGCAACTAGCAATTTGAATCATTCTCCTATAATTGGGTGGGCGTATGACGGAAATCCAATTTATGGACCATATGGAAATGGTAAAGCAATTCCAGATGCTTCGGGAACTGGTGGAATTAAGAAAATTTATTCAAGTTATTCGATAGATCAAGTAATTACACCTGGATTAAGACCTCCAGTTCCTGCTGGAGATTTGGTACAGGATTATTTGTATGACTCTAGTGGAGACCTTGATGAATACAATGGAAGATATATCGTTAACTCTGATTTTCCAAATGGAACATATGCATATTTCTGCACGTTAGATGTGTCGGATAATTTTGCATATCCATATACTACATTCATGCATAGAAATGAGTCTGATGGATTTAATTATGACTTAACAAAAAATCAATTAGATGCAACTATTAATGATGGAAACTACAAGAGAAATGTATCTCATTTGGGAATAAATGATGTCTTCAGAAATTATCCATTTGTATCGCCTGCCGTAGAATCTAATCCAGAAGTAGAAGTAACTTACTCAAAACCTTCTGGAATTACCTCTCTTGATATTGTTGATCCTGGTTCTTCCTATAAAGTTGGTGATTTGATTAATTTCAATACACCAGAAATTAGTGCTTCTGTTAAGGAAATCAAAGGAAAGGGGATATATTCGATTCAGAGCACAGATTATACCTATGAAAATGTAGTATTTTCAATAAATGGAAATAAAGTTACTGGAATAACTACATCTTCTAATAATTTTATTGATGGTGATCGTCTGGAAATATCTGGAATTTCTTCTTCATTGTATATAGATTTAGAAGGGATTAAAAAAGTAGGTGTAAGTACAGTTGAAAGCTTACTATCCGTCTCGCTTGGAACTACATCAATAACTGGTATAAACACACATTTAACTCTTACAGAATCACCAAGAAGTAGAAAGTTCAGGAAAAATGATCTGATCCAAATTGGATCAGAATTGATTTTGATTACCGATTTAGACCTTGTTAATAATAGGTATAAGGTCCTTAGAGAACAAAATGGTTCAACAAGTTCAAGTCATACCGAAAATACACAGGTAACAAAAATACAAAAAGAATTTTCATTTGAAATTGATAAAAAACTACAAAATAAAAACGTAGAGACAGGATACATACAGTATTTTAATTCATTGCAGTCTGTTGGTATTGGAACTTCATACTCTTCTGTAACTGTTGGTTTTGCTGGAAGTACACAAATTGTAAAATCAATTCCACCAAGAGCAATATATCTAAATGATCACAAATTCGAAACTGGGGATGAACTGAGATATGTATCATATGGTGGATCTATTACTGCTTCAGCAACAAATTCTTTAAGTGATACATTTAGGTTAGATGAGTTTGATAAGTTATATTGTGTCAAAATTAATGATGAGTATATTGGAGTATCAACACAAAAAGTAGGATTCACAACAAACTATGTTTATTTTGATGCTGCAACTGATACTTCTCATAGTTTTGAAGTAATTAAAACTAATTTGACTGGAATAGTCAAAAAGAAATTAATAACAGTAACATTAAACGAACAGCATTCACTTAAAAATAATGATGAAATAAGTCTTAGAGTTACCCCTAAGAGAACCCAAAATTATAATTTTATTTTCAATGATTCTGCTAGGAAGTTAGTAGTAAATTCAGTTTCATTTGCATCAACGTATATTTCTGTTGGTTCTACAGATTCATCAATTTTCATAGAAAATCATGGACTCGAAACTGGAGATTTAGTGGTATATACTAATAATATTGGTATTGCGACTCCATTGCAGAACAATGAAACATATTATGTTATAAAAATTTCTGATAGTAGAATAAAGTTAGCAAAAAATTCATATGATTATAAAAAATACCCATACTCTTATATCGGCATCACGACCTTTGGATCTGGTTTACATGAAATTTCAAAAGTCAATCCAAAATTAGAATTCTATAAGGGAAATACAGTATCAATTGGAGTTTCCGATGTCAGTTTAATAGACTATGATGTAAACTTCTATTTGGATGATAAATTCAAAGCAAGATATAATTCTAGTTTGATTACAAAAACTGGAGTGTTTGGTGACTTAAATCCAAATACTAAAATTAATATTAATGTTACTGATGATCTACCAAAAACTTTATTTTACAGATTGGAAGGAAAAAATAATAATTACACCAATACTTTCCCATCTTCAATTAACGCAGAAGTAAATGAAAATTCAACTATAAAAGTTTTAGATTCAAAATATAATAATTCTCATATTATTTCTGGAATTGGTAGTACAACATTTGATTTTAATTTTGTTGGATTTGCAGAAACTACATCTTATACATCTTCCAATGTTAATGATGTATTTTACTATACAAAATCAACAAATGATAGTGGTCCAATTTATTCGACAAAAATTATCGAATACGGAAGAAATGTTGCTGAATTCCCATTTGTAACTTCGATTGGTTCTACTAGTGGTTCTGATGCGAGTATTTCTGCAAATAGTTTTGATATTGGAAGAATAGTTGACACTAAAGTCAATAATCAAGGATATGAATTTGTAGAGGATAAAACATTAACACCAAAAGCAAACTCAAATACAGTTCTTTTCCTGAAAAATGCTTTAACCTTATCTGGAGTAAATGTAACAGATGGTGGAAGTAATTATACATCTCCACCAAATATAACTGCAGTTGGAAATGATTCGATACTTGCCATTTCAAAACTTCAAGGCAACTCTGTATTATCTGCTGAGGTTATTTTTGGTGATAGTAATTTGTCTCCAGATTTGAGACTATTCCCAACAAATAACTCCAATGGAGTAACCGTTATTGGTTCTTCATCTGCTTTTGGAGAAAATACTTTAACTCTTAGAGCACCAATTTTGGGATTCACTGTATTCCCATTTGAAGAAGGTGATGAAATTTTTGTAGAAAACGTCAAAATTATTGACGGTTCTGGAAGTGGATATAATTCTGCTGATTATGACTATCAAAAATTAGTTGTAACGGGAATTAACACGATTAGTGGATCAGAGAGTGTAACTTATGCAATACCTGGAGTTGGTGCTACGACTGGAGGTTCCTATGATTCATCTAATACTTTTGGAAGAGTGGTAAAATATGACAATTTATGCGAACTTAGTCCCATCTTAGATAAAGTTTTATACTTAGAGGGGGAGAAAGTACAATCTACCAATGGCGATGCATATGGATTTGTAGCGAAAAATGGTTGGAATCCAGACAATCAAACTTTAAAACTTATTAACGTTTCTGGGCAATTTGATCAAAATGATATAATATCTGGAAATATTAATGGTTACAAATCTACTGTTTCTAGTACAGTAGAGTATGATTTTGATTTAAAAGTTGGAAGTGTAGTAGAGACAGAAGGACAATGGCAAACTGATACTGGAAAACTAAATTTAGATACTCAAAGATTGCATGACAGTGACTATTATCAGAGATTTTCATATTCAATAAAAGGTGAAGTTCCATATGAAACCTGGTCAGAACCAGTTGATAGTTTGTGTCACACTTCTGGTTTCAAAAAGTTTTCAAATTTAGAAATTAATAATGGAATAGGAAATTCAGTAAGAACATCAATCAATGATACTACAATCAATTTAGATATTCTGGTTGATAGTTCTGCATCCGTACATTCTATTACTCATTATGATTTGGTTTCGGAAGATACAGATGATCCAGGTCTATCTAAACTTGTAAAGTTAGATTCTAAAATTATTACAGATTATATTGAATCCAGAACGAATAAAGTTTTAATGATCGATGATCTTAGTTCAGATTTTACTGGATACACAACTTCTATCGGCGGACAAATTGTAGGACTAACAACATTTGCAATTTATAGTGATGAAATTAGTTTATTGTATCATACTTTCGATCCAGATGATACATTAAATTCAATTATCACTATTAATTCTCACAATTTTATCACTGGAGAGGAACTGAAATATTCACCAACAAATAACGATTTGAATAGTGGAACAGCAATAGGAATTGCTACTACAAGTTCCCTTGGTATTGGGGTAGGATCGACAGATTTGCTTCCAGAAACAGTATATGCTATCAAACTATCAGAAAGTCAAATCAAACTTGCTATAGGGTCATCAGAAGCGTTAGCAGGAACTGCTATATCATTTACTAGCGTCACTGGTATTGGATCTACTCATAGTTTAGAAGTTAGTAGCGATTTAGCAAACACTAGAAGTTTGATAACAATTGATAATGTTATCCAAAGTCCAGTTTCCAGAAAAGATATTCAGGTTTCCCTTTCCGATGCCGTGGGAATTGGTTCTACAATTGTATATTTGAATGATATATCTAAGATAACAGGAAACTCTTTGTTAAAAATTGAAGATGAAATCATAAAGGTCACCTTTGTTGGTATTGGATCAACAAACTCTTTGAATATTATTAGAGGTCAAATGGGAACTGTTGCTGCTGCACACACCATAGGTGCTGGAGTAACGGTCCTTTCTGGAGATTATAATATTGCACATGGAAATTTATATTTCAAAGATGCTCCTTATGGAAATAGTGATAACAGATCAACTTTCTCGGGAAGAATATTCTATAAACTAAATTATGATACCAATTTAATTATTGATGACATTTCAGAGTCATTTGATGGTGCAACTGATAAATTCGATTTGACTTCAAACTCACAACAAATCAGTGGAATTCAAACTAGTTTTGGAGTTATTCTGATCAATAACATATTCCAAAAACCATTCTATGGTGATGTTGGTTCTATTTTAAATTCTGATTATCAAATTGTTGGAACAGGACAAACCATAGATTTCACTGGAACGACAGTTGAGGATCTCCCAAGAGGTGGAATTATTAATGAATTTGATGTTGGTATCGGAAGTGGGTATCAAGTACCAAGAAGAGCACTAGCAACAGCAGTTATTTCTGCTAGTGGTACAATTCAATCAATTGGTCTTTCTACTGGTGGTTCTGGTTATATTGATGCTCCTAGAGTTTCAATAGCAGATACACTTGGTGTTGGGATTGGTGCTTCAATTATTGCATCTGTAACTGCTGGACTAGTCACTTCATTTACAATTGCAGCTGCTGGAAGCGGTTATACAAGTACAAACCCACCTCTAGTTGTAATTGATGAACCAAATCCATACAAAGACATTCCACTTTCTGGTGGACAAGGATCTGGAGCAAAAATGGATGTTGTTGTTGGAACTGGAGGGAGTATAATAACATTTGATATTTCTAATCGTGGAATTGGTTATGAAATTGGTGATATTTTAACTTTAGCAGAACTTCCATTCCAAGTTGGAATCGGTACAAGCAACTTCGAAATAACTGTTAGAAATAGATATCAAAACAAGTTTGCTGGATGGACTTTTGGTCAATTATTAGAATTAGATAGTTTTGATAATCTATTCAATGGTGTGAGGAGATCATTCCTTTTAACCAGAACAATCACATCAAAGGAATATTATAGTATTGTTGCTCAAGAAGGTTCTGGCATCGAATTGCAAAATAATCTGTTGATATTCTTAAACGATACGTTGCAAATACCAGGAAAAGACTATACATTCAATGGTGGTACTCGTTTGCAGTTTACTGAAGCACCAAGAGCGGGAAGCAAAATTAAATTATACTTCTATAATGCGTCATCTTCTGATGCAGTTGAGGTAGATATCGATGAAACAATTAAACGTGGAGATATACTAACCTTACAGACACAAGGAACGGTTCCACAACAAGATGACAGAGTAATCTATGAGGTAATTGCTGCAGATACTGTAGAAACACAAACATATAGTGGAGTTGGAATCATAACAGATACATCTTTCACTAGACCAACAATATGGACAAAACAAACGTCAGATACAATTATTGATGGTGAATATATTTCCAAAGAAAGAGATTATTTGGAACCAAAGATTTTCCCATCCACAAATATTATTGCATCAGTTGCATCTACAGATGGAAAAATTTATGTCAAAGACACATATCTTTTCAGTAAAGTAGATAACTTAGGTAACACTCTCAATGATGTTTTCATAGTTGGACTTGGAACTGAAGTAGTCACCGAAAAACTCTCATCGGTACAATATGCTGGTGATTATGGACTGATTGTTGGTGTTGGTGCAAGTTCAACAGGAATTAATACAACATCACCAATGCTTGAAATTGATTTGATACCACATCCAGACATTTATAGCAATACCCCAGGACCAGGAGAAGTCTCTAGACCAGGAATATCAACTGGAGATTATTTTGTAATCGAAAACACTATACTTGGAGATGGAGTTACTTCAATAGACAATAATTTCTCTATTGTCTCTGTAGGAAATAGTTTTATAGACAATGTTTACTATGCAAATAATGTTACTTCTATAGGGTCATCAGGAGTTCGTGTTTCCGTAAATGTCCAATCCATATCTGGAATTGATACTACATCATTACCAACTTTGCAAAATTATGGAACTTTCAGTTGGGGATACATGACAGCGCCAAGATCAGCAAATTCACAATCATTTGATTTCTATAATCAAAATGGATTATTGGGAATAGAAACATCTGCTCATGTGGGTAGACTTTTGCAATTAAGATTGACCTACTAATTTAAGTATAAATAATCAAAAAACTAGTCTGAAAATGCCAGCAATAATCACAGACCAATTTAGAATATTGAATGCTGAGACATTTGTAAAAAGTCTTAGTGGTATTGGTACTACAACAAATTCTTATTATACTTTCTTGGGTCACCCCAATCCTACCAATAATAGTATTGAAAACTATGGTTCATCCGATTGGTCAACTAATCCTCCAGATCCTAGGGATTCATTTGAACAAGAGAGTTCCTATCATGATAGTATGCTTTTCCTGAAAAAAGTCAATACTTCTGATGTTGCAAGAGTAATACCACGATATACTTGGCAGTCTGGTATCACATATGACATGTATAAAAATGATTATGATATTACCAATTCTGCTCCACAAACTGATGCTAAATCTTTGTATAATTCTAGATATTACGTTGTAAATTCAGAGTTTAAAGTCTATGTCTGCATTAATAATGGTTCAAATCCAGACTATCCAAATGGACAGAGATCACTAGAAGAACCAAATTTTGTAGATACTGCACCTCAAGTTGCTGGTGTAGGTGCTGATGGATATCTCTGGAAATATCTTTATTCATTAACACCAACAGAAATTATTAGATTTTCAACAGAAGCGTATGTTCCAGTCCCAAATAATTGGGGAACAGGTTCCTCAGAGTCTGTAAAAAATGCTGCTGTTGATGGAAAAATTGAAACAATTGTTATTAAAAATAGAGGATCTGGATATACACTCACTGGAGGTCTTTCAAGTGGAACAGTATCAAATGTTCCTATCCTCGGAGACGGTGAAGGTGGTTTTGCGTCAGTAACTATCACTGGTGGTGAGGTAACAAATGTTCAGGTCACTAATGGCGGTTCAGGTTATACCAGAGCAATTTTACTTTTTAATACGACATCATCTGGATCCCTCTCTGTAGTGAGCGGACTTGGATGTGAATTTGAAGTTATTATACCACCAAGGGGTGGACATGGGTATGATGTTTATAGAGAATTAGGATCACATAGAGTAATGGTTTACTCTCAATTTGATTCTGCTTCTGATTATATTATCGGGAATAATTTTTCTCGTATCGGTATTGTCAAAAATCCTACTACTTATGGAAGTGAAACAGAGATACTAAATAGTTCAACTGCAACTAGTCTTTCGTCTCTGAAACTAAAACCAATTGGCGTTGGTAATACTTCGGATACACTATATCCAGTGAATTCTCTTATTAGTCAAACAGTTGGTGTTGGATCTACAGCAGTTGGTTATGTAGCATCCTGGGACACATCCACAGGAGTCTTGAGATACTACCAACCAGTTGGTTTAAGCACATTGTCAAATTATAATTACAAACTCCATGATTTTGTATCAAACGGAGAAGTGGTAAATTGCTCAGGTATTGTTGGGCAAGCATTAGTACCAGATTCACTATTCAATACAAATACTGTCACAGTTGGAGGAAGAATAATTAATCTGGGACAAACTTTTACCGATGGAAAATCAAATCCAGAAGTTAAAAGATATTCAGGTGAGATAATTTATATTGATAACAGAGCACCAATCACGAGATCAACATCTCAAAAAGAAGAAGTAAAAATTGTAGTAGAGTTCTAAGAACATGACCCAGAACACTAATTTAAATGTTTCTCCATATTTTGATGACTTCAATGATGAAAAGAACTACAACAAAGTTCTTTTTAAACCTGGATTCCCAGTTCAATCCAGAGAACTAACAACGCTACAATCAATTTTACAAAATCAAATTGAAAAGTTTGGACAACATTTTTTCAAAGAAGGTTCTGTTGTTATTCCTGGTGGTACTTTTTATGACGATAGTTACTTCGCTGTAAGAGTAGATCCCAATTTCTTAGGTGTTCCTGTTTCTACATATTTAGATGTTTTAGTCAACAATAGAATAGAAATACAGGGAGAAATATCTGGAGTAAAAGCTACGGTTGTAAATAAAGTATCTTATCTAGAGTCTGAAGATGGTTATGATACGCTTTATGTAAAATATAATAGTTCTGGTTCAGATGGGTCAACCAGAGTATTCCAAAATGGAGAAAATTTAATAACTTTATCTGATATCACATATGCATCGACTTCTATTGATGCTAATAATACTTTTGCTAGATGTATTGTTTCAGATTCAACAAAAACTGGATCTTCGGCATCGATAAGTGAAGGGGTATTTTTCATTAGAGGTTATTTTGTAAAAGTAAACTCTTCTACAGTAATTCTAGATCAATACTCAAATACACCTAGTTATAGAATTGGTCTTCTCATTAGTGAAGAAATAGTTACTGCATCTTCATTAAATCAAGATCTTTATGATAATTCTCAAGGATTTTCAAATGAGTCTGCCCCTGGTGCAGATAGATTTAGAGTCACTGCAACTCTTCACAAAAAACTGTTAACTGATACCAGTGACGAAAACTTTGTAGAGTTGATGCGTGTAGATAATGGATCTATAGAAAGATTTGTCAACAAAACAGACTACAATATTTTTAAAGATGAATTAGCAAGAAGAACTTATGATGAGTCTGGAGACTACTATGTAAGGCAATTTGCGTTAGATGTTAGAGAATCACTGAACGATAGAATAGGAAATAATGGAATTTATTTAAATACACAGACAACACAAAATGGAAATACTCCATCTGATGATATTTTCACAATTCAAGTTTCTCCAGGAAAAGCATATGTAAGAGGATATGAGATTGATAAAATCTCTACAACTTCTATTGATGTATTAAAACCAAGAACAATAAAGAGTAAAGAGAATGTTAGTTTACCAGTTAATGTAAAAAATATTATGGAGGTAGAGAACGTTTATGGTTCTCCCAAAATTGGATTCTCTACAACATACACTATAGAGTTACATGATAGAAGACTTGCTTCAAATGGACTTCTTGACGGAAGTTCTGTCCAAATCGGAAAAGCAAAGGTATATGACTACAATCAAAGTGTCTCTGGAATTACTACAACAAAATACGAACTGAGACTTCTTGATATTCAAACTTTTACAAACATTACTGTAGGATTTGCACTAACAGCATCTGCAGGTTCTTACGTTAAAGGAAAATATAGTGGTTCCAGTGGAATTTCTGTAAGTGCTGTTACTGGTGGAACAACTATTTCTTTACAAGATGTAAGAGGAGATTTCCAAATAAATGAACCATTAGAAATTAATGGAGTAGATGTAGGGAGAAATATCACAACGATAAGAGATTACGATACAACCGACACAAAAGCAGTTGGAGCAACTGTTGGTCTCTCGACATTTGCTGCTAACGTTACATTATCTAGGCAGAAAAAATCATTTACTGAAGCAAGTCAGTTTACAATAAATTCGAATGGAACAGTTACTTCTTCTTCCATTTGGGATTTTAGAGACTATGTGAAAGTTGGAGACATCATAAGATATTCCGAACCAGCTTCAACTTTACCAACATTTAATAGAGTAAATGCTGTTAACCAATCCAACTTTGTAGTCGAGGATATACCCTCAGTCACTAATGTCTGTGATGGTGGAGTTACAGGATCAACATTTACCACAACAGATGTTGATATTTTAATTCCATCATTAAATTTAAATGCTGATCCAGGATACAGAATAAAGTTAAAAGACGAGTATATTTCTTCAATTAATCTTTTAGATAGTTCGTATATTGTTAGAAAACAATTCAATGAGAATGTAACTGGAAGCACTTTCACATTCCAATTGAGTAGTTTAGGTGATAATGATTTATATTTCGAACCATTCACCCAAGATAATTATATTTTAACTTGGGAGACTGGTCAGAAAGAGGTTATTCTTTCAACCCAAGTCACATTTGACTCAAACTTTAGAGAGTTAACAATTAATTCATTATCTAGAACTGGTAATGCAACTTTAACTGCAACTTGCAGAAGAACTAAATTATCATCAAAGAACAAATCAATCAAAAGATGCTCTAATCTTATTGTAAGTAGATCAAAGCATCAAGGATCTGGAATTGGATCTACAACTTTTGGTGATGGACTTTCATATAGTGAAGTATATGGAACAAGAGTACAAGATGATCAAATATCATTGAACGTTGCTGACGTTTCTAGAATTCTTGCAATATTTGAATCAAATGATTCTAGTAATCCATCTTTACCTTCAATTGTAGTTTCATCACAAAGTGATACCTTTACGAATAATGTTATTGTAGGTGAACAATTTATAGGAGCAACTTCTGGAGCAGTTGCTCGTGTCGTTGATATTTTAAGTGGAACACAATTGAATTTTGTGTATGAGAATGATAGACTTTTTGAGGTTGGAGAATCATTTACACTAAAAACCTCTGGCATTGTTGCTCAGATTAGTAGTTTATCTGTCGGAAGTAGAAATATCTCCAAAAACTATGTTTTAGATGATGGACAAAGATCGGAGTTTTGTGACTTTGGAAGAATAGTTAGAAAGAGAAATATACCAGAACCAACTAAAAAAATAAGAATTGTTTTTGATTATTTTTCCAATAATGAAAGCAGCGGAACAGTTGAATCCATTAACAGTTATTCGTCTGTTAATTATTCAAATGATATTCCCTTTGCACTTGATAGAAGAGCAACAGATTTTATTGACCTTAGACCAAGAGTCAATTCATATTCTACATCATCTAGTGATTCACCATTCTCATTTAACAGTAGAAGTTTCTCTTCTTCATCATCAGAAACAGTAGTATCAAATAAAACCATTGTAGTGGATTATTCCTACTACCTTGGTAGAATTGATAGGTTGTATTTGACTAAAGATGGAAAATTTGAAGTCAAAAAAGGAGAACCATCAGAATATCCAAAGGCACCAGTTTCAAATACTGAGGCATTTGAGGTTGCTGTCATATCCATGACTCCATATGTCTTCAATGCAACAATTGACTCAAATGTGAAACTTATTCCACATAAGAGATTCACAATGAGTGATATTGGTGGACTTGAAAATAGAATTAAAACCCTTGAAGAGTACACGACTTTATCTCTTCTAGAAACTGACACAAAAAATCTTTCAATTAAAGACCCAAATACAGGTTTAGATAAATTCAAATCTGGATTCTTCGTTGATAACTTTAGAAATCACAGATCACATAATTTATCTGGAGATTCATTCTTTGACATTGATGTCGAAAGAGGAGAGTGCAGACCAAGATCCACAGAAAGAAATATACCCCTTACATTTGAGACTAAATCTTCACTGTCCGACCCAGTAAATGCAGACTATAGGTGGATTGAAGATTTTGAAGACTCGAATGTCACCAGAAAGGGTAATGCATTAACTTTGTCATTCACTGAAGTAGATTTTATAGATCAACCTTTAGCGACCAGAACAGAGAATTTAAACCCATTCCATATTGCACTATATGCAGGATCCATCTCACTCAATCCTGCATCAGACTTCTGGATGGAAGAAGTCATTTTACCAACACCAGATGTAGTCAAGATCGATTCTCCATTTGATGGAATGGCATCTCTTCTTGGTGTTGAAGATCGTGAAAATGGTGGAATGGCCGCAAGTTATTGGAATTCTCACGAGCAAACTTGGACAGGAAGAGAACAAATCAAAGAAGAAGTTCTTAGTGACGTAGAGGTTGGCAGACAAAGAACTTCCAATAGATTGCTAAGAGGTAATGGAATCAGAAGAATTACAACCGATGCTGTAACTAGACAAAGAGAATTACTTAATACATTTAATGAAACAGGTATCGATAGAGAATTTGGTTTCGAACTTACCGCTGGCGAAGAAGTTGTAAGTCTTGGAAGTAGAGTCATTGGAGTAGATGTTCTCTTCAATTGCAGATCAAGGAATGTTGAAGTTGTTGGCAAGAGATTAAAACCAAATACCAGATACTACGTTTTTATGGAAAACGTAGACATGACAGATTATTGCGTTCCAAAACTTCTTCCAATTACTATGGTTAGAGGTTCTTTTGCAACTGGTGATATTGTTGATACTGTTACTCCTCCTGGATCGTCAACAGCAAGTATTAGAATGAGATTGGCACAACCAAACCATTTGTTTGGACCATTCAATGCTCCAACAGATACTGTTGATTCAAGTATTAATGGAACTACTTTATACTCTGGAAGCAGTGAATATTTAAATATCGACACTGCTGGACTTGCATTTCAAACAAGACCAGACCATCTTGGATGGGTAAAGTCTGGAAGCAAATTAGTTAATATTTCTGGAACAGCAGAAGCAACTGTTGATAATATTGAATTGGTATCGGATAGTACTGGAACTATCATATTCTCCTTACATATCCCAGATCCAAAAGTTTCAAGTAATCCTAAGTTTACGACTGGAAGCAATACAATCAGATTGACAACGAGTTCAGTAAACTCAAATCAATTGGATAAGAGTGAAAGTTCTGCGGAAGCAGTGTTTGTTGCCACTGGATATGCTCAAAATGTCCAAGAGCAAACTTTATCGATCAAAACTGCAGAAGTAGAAAGAAAACAGATCGGCAGTGATCAACCAATTAGTAGGATTACACAAGAACTTGAAGAAGAAACAATCGTAGTCCAGGAAACTAGAGACACTGGTTGGTATGATCCACTTGCTCAGTCTTTCTTGGTTGATAGAAACCAAAGTCAAGATGGAGTCTTTATTACTGGTGGTGAAGTTTACTTTAAAGAAAAAGATCCAAATGTTGCGGTGACGGTTCAAATTAGAACCATGAGAGATGGAACTCCAACTACTACTATTGTTCCATATGGTGAAGTTACACTAAATCCATCAAGTGTAAACACTTCAACTGATGGTAGCGTTGCAACAAGATTTACCTTCAATACACCAGTTTACTTGCAAAGTGGTTATGAGTATGCTCTGGTACTGGTAGCACCAACAGAAAAGTATCTTGCATTTGTAACAAGAATGGGAGAGGAAGATTTAATCCTCCAAACAGTTTATAATAGACAACCATATCTTGGTTCTCTGTTCAAATCACAAAATAGTTCAACTTGGACTCCAAGTCAACTTGAAGACTTGAAATTTAAGTTGTTCAAAGCAAAATTTGTAACAAATACTCCATCATTTATTACTTTCTATAATAAAGAACTTCCATTAGTGAAGGTCAGAAAAAATAATCCAGTAGTAGCATACTCTAAGAGACAATATGTATCTATAGCAAGTACAAATACTGCATTTGCCCAAGGAAATACCATTACACAGGGTTCCAATTCTGGAGATATTTTTGCCACTGGAGGTCCAGTTGATCTTGGTGGATCGGCATTAACTGTTTCATATTCTGGTATTGGATTGACTGATGGAACTTTTACTGGAATAGGATTTACATCTCTAACTGGATTTGGAAATTCTTGTCTTGCTACTGTTACAGTTTCAAGTGGAGCTATCAGTAATATTAGTGTAACTGATTCTGGTTCTGGATATGCAGTTGGAGATCTTTTACTTGCAAATCAAATTGGAGAGACTGGATCTGGAGTAAGAGTAACAGTTGGATCTGTCAGTCAAACAAACTTAATTGTCCTTGATAATATTGATACAAATATTACCACTGGAATAGCGTTGACGTATTACAATTCTGTTGGTTCTTCTTCGACTATTTCTGCTCCTACTTCTGTAAATGATGATCCAATTAGAGATGGTTATACCTTACTGTTTGATCACCACAATCATGGTATGCATTCCAGCACTAATAAGGTGAAGGTTGTAGATTTTGCAACTGATATTGCACCAACCAATTTGATTAGTGCAATAGATGACGATACGACTGTAATCACCGTTGGTGATGGAAGCAACTTTGTTAATTTTGAAGGATCTCCAGTTGGTGCAGCAAATACAGGGTACATTAAAATAAACAAAGAAATCATTTCTTACAATACTATTTCTGGAAATGATATTACAATTACTTCTAGAGTGATTGATTCTAGTTTAAAATCAAATCACTCACAAAATGATGCAGTTTATAAGTATGAATTCAACTCTGTATCTCTCTTAAAGATAAACAAAGAACATAACATAGATCCAAGAGATAAAACATTTAATTCGTATTATCTGAAGTTAAGCGATACTTCTAAAACCTTTGGATCAACTAAATCTGGTGGAGGAAGTGCATTACAAATTTCACAAAATATTCCATTCGAATATATTGATCCACAATTTAATATGATTACTCCAACTGGAACAAATGTCACTGCTTCAATTAAAACTACATCTGGAACAAGTTTAAGTGGTTCTGAATCTTCTTTCTTAGATTTAGGATATGAAGGAGTGTCGTTGAACAAACTAAATCGTTTAGATAGTTCCAGAATAATAGCATCTGATGTAAATGAATACAATTTACTTGGAGGTTCTAAGTCATTTGCTATTACCTTAGCATTATCAACATCTAAAGAAGATGTTTCACCAATTATTGACTTAGACAGAGCAAACGTAATTGCAATAAGCAATCTTGTAGACTCGAATGTTTCTGATTTCGAAACAGATAGTAGAGTTAGGATTTCTGGTTCTGATCCAAATTCTGCTATTTATGAAACAAGAAAAATATCTCTTGAATTCCCATCAAATTCACTCTATGTTCAGTTTGATGGACATAGAGAGGCAGAAGGACAATTTAAGGTATTCTACAAATTATTCAGAAGTGATTCTGCAGATTCACAACAAGTTTACATACCATTTAATTCAGATGGTTCATCAGATAAGGTTGTAAATCCAAATTCACTAGAAAATAGTTTTAGCGAGTACAAGTTTACTGCTGATAATATGGCACAGTTTAGTGGATTTATGATTAAGGTTGTAATGACATCAACAAACCAAGCAAAACCACCAAGATTGAAGAACTTTAGAGCAATTGCATTGAGATCATTTAGCGTAGATGGATAATTATATTAAAGTAAAATCAGATTCTTCTCTTGTGCGAAACAAGGAGTCGAATGCAATAATAAACAATAATGAAAATGAATTTGAAAAATTCATTCGACTCTCAGAAACAAAATATAAGGAAAAGATGGAATTGAGAATTTTAAAGGATGAAGTCCAGCAAATTAAAACGGATATTAATGAAATAAAATTCTTATTAAAATCAATTGTGAATGGTTAACTTATAAATACCTAAAGGATATCCTGACTTTATACTAATGGCAGCATATGTTAGTAATATTGTAATAGATGTTGGGGCTGATTTTTATCAGTTATTCAACTTAGAGGATAATAGTGGAAACTATTTAAATTTGAGTGGTTATAGTGGATCTTCCGTGATGAAAAAACATCCATCATCTTTAAATGCAAGTGCTACATTTTCAGTTACATTTCCAAACGTGTCTTTGGGTAAGTTGCAAATAGGATTAGCATCATCTATAACATCAACACTCAAACCAGGAAGATACGTATACGATATTCTCATAGATGATGGATCTACAAAAACTAGAGTTGTAGAAGGAAGTGCTATAGTTACTGCTGGAGTTACGGTAGGGTAAAAATGGCAGACATTAGAGTAAGAGTAGGAACACAAGAGTCTATAAAAATAAGATCAGCCATTACTGGAAATGTTAGTTTTGGATTGGGTGAACTTGTTGATGTAAATACGGAATCACTTTCTGATGGAATGGTGCTAATTTACAATGGCACAGAAGGAAAGTGGAAATCTAGTGCGGAATTAGATGGCGGAAGTTATTGATCCAAATAAATATCAAAAAACAGGTATCGAAGAATGAGTCAACCAACAAGTAGACAAGGTTTAATTGATTATTGTCTAAGAAGACTTGGATATCCTGTTTTGGAAATTAATGTCGATGATGATCAAATTGACGATTTAGTTGACGATGCAATTCAACATTTTCAAGAATATCATTTTGATGGTATCGAAAGAGTTTTTCTGAAGCATCAGATTTCGGAGTCTGAGAAGGAAACACTAAAAACTGGTATAACAACAACCACTGCAACATCAACGGTTGGTGTATCTTCTGTTGACTGGAAAGAAAGTACAAACTTTTTACAATTACCAGATCATGTGCTTGGGGTCAATAAAGTCTTCAAGATGGATAATAGTACAATCTCCAGTGGACTGTTTAATATAAAATATCAGTTATTCTTAAACGATCTATATTACTATGGGGCACTTGATCTATTAAATTATGCGATGACAAAAACATATCTGGAAGATCTTAGCAGATTGATCACTCCAGATATTCAATTACGTTTTAATAAAAAGAGACATAGACTATATCTTGATATTGATTATGCAAGTTTTAGTTCTGATACATATATTGTTCTCGATTGCTATAGACTTGTCGATCCAGCAGATGCAGAATCAATCTATAATGACTGGTGGTTAAAAAAGTATCTTACGTCACTGATCAAGAGGCAATGGGGACAAAATTTAATTAAATTCCAAGGAGTCATGCTTCCTGGTGGAGTTCAATTAAATGGAAGACAATTATATGATGATGCAGTTCGTGAAATAGAAGAAATAGAAAGAGAACTAAGAGACACATACGAAATGCCACCATTAGATATGATAGGTTAATATTATGCCATTAAACTCATACTTTCTACAAGGATCAGCAAGTGAGCAAAGATTAGTTCAGGATCTAATTAATGAACAATTAAAAATTTATGGGCAAGATGTTTCATATTTGCCCAGAAAAATTATAAACAGAGATGCAATTTTTAGAGATGTAGTTGCTTCTAATTTTGATGCTTCATTCAAAATAGAAGCATATATCATGAACTACCAAGGTTTTGAGGGTAGTGGTGACATACTTTCAAAATTTGGTGTGCAAACAACTGATTCCATCACATTTATAGTATCAAAGGAAAGATATGAGGACTTTATAAGTCCCTTTTTATCAGAATCTACTGGAGATGATTTGCTCTTGTTATCAAGACCAAGAGAAGGAGATTTAATATATCTTCCACTAGATAATACTATGTTTGAAATAAAATATGTTGAGGGGAAAAAACCTTTCTATCAATTAAACAATCTGTATGTATATCAATTGAGTTGTGAAGTTATAGACTACGCTCTCGATGATAATATATTTACATCCGATGATGAGGCAGATCAATCTGTAGTTGGTTTTGATGTTGAAGAAACCATACTGGAAATGATCAACGATTTAGCAGAAACTGCAACTGGATCTATAGAAACATATCAACAGTATTATGTCAATAGAGAATTAGCAGTTCCTGTGGAATTAAATAATTCATATTCTGTATTTAATATTGACTTAATTAATGATGGGACTGGTTATACCGAAGCACCAGTCGTTTCAATTTCAACTTCTCCCACAGGAAATATTTTGCATAATGCTACTGCCGTGGCAATAATGACTAGTAAGACTGGACAAGTTGGAAAATCTATTGATGAAATTTTAATTTCAAACCCTGGTTATGGATATACTTTACCACCTTCAGTATCAATAATTAGTCAGAGTGGTTCTGGTGCTATAGCAACTGCTATAGTTAATAGAGGAGCATTGATGCCACCGATAATAACTTCTGCAGGAAGTCAATATTCAGTTGCACCAACAGTTGGTATAACAAGTATTGGCGGAGCAATTCCACCAGTTGCTATTGCAAACATAAATTCAAGTGGAATAGTAACATCAGTATACTATAGATACTCTGGAAAAGATTACCATATAAATCAAGAAGACCAAACTATAACATTCTCCGATCCAGATGCATCAAGTTCTTCTTCTGGCAATTATGTGTTTAAAGAAATAGTTAAAGGCGTATCAACTGGAACAACTGCATATGTTCAAGAGTGGGATGGTCAAGATAAGATACTAAAAGTTTCTACAATTTCTGGATCATTCTCACTGGGAGAACAAGTTGTTGGAATCGGAACTACTTTAAATGGATCAGACTCAAGTTATACAATTAAAAATATTGTAAAACTCGGATTAACAGATTTGAACTCTCAAAATAAAGTGATAGAAACTGAGGCTGATGAAATATTAGATTTCAGCGAATCCAACCCATTTGGTGAGTTCTAAATAGTTAGTATACGTACATTATAAGATAATGCTTGGTACATACGATTATCACGAAATTATTAGAAAAACCATTATTGCATTTGGTACACTTTTTAATAATATAGAGATTAGACACAAAAAACAAGATGGCAGCAGTTATAGTGTCATCAAAGTTCCTATTGCGTATGGACCAGCAGAAAAGTTTTTAGCAAGAATTGAACAAAAGCAAGACTTGAGGAAAAGAGTCTCTATTGTCTTGCCACGACTCGCATTTGAAATAACAAATATACAATATGATGCGAAAAGAAAAGTTTCAACAATGCAAACTTTCAAAACCGTATCCACAGATGGATCAAAAATAGCGAAGAAAGTTTATATGCCAGTTCCATATAATGTTGGATTTAGATTATCTTTGCTTGCACAATATAATGAAGATGCTTTGCAAGTAGTTGAGCAAATTCTTCCATTTTTCCAACCATCATTTAATTTGACAGTTGATTTAGTGAGTTCAATTGGAGAAAAAAGAGATATTCCCATAATTTTAGATTCTATAAATTTTGAAGACAATTATGATCAGGGTTATGAAGAGAAAAGAGTTATAGTTTATAATTTAGATTTTACTGCTAAGACATTTCTCTTTGGTCCCATTGCTAATTCCACTGAAGGACTCATTAAAAAGGTACAAGTTGATTATCATACTACCATTGACAAAAATACAGCAAGAAGGGAATTAAGATATACAGCAGAAGCAAGAGCAACTAAAGATTATAATAATGATGGAACATCTGTTATTCTTGAAGACATAGATGAAAAAATAACCTCCTTTAGGGTCGCAAATGTAGGTTCTTTGTCTGTTGAGTCTTACATTTATATAAATCAAGAAGAAATGCTAATCAAAAAAATTGATGGTGATAATATAACCGTTGTTAGAGGTATGGATACTTCAATAGCATCATCACATAAAAGTGGAGATGCTATTGACATTATTAATTCAATTGATGATGATTTAATTGATATTGGAGATGACTTTGGTTTCAGTGAGTCTAGATTTGATTTTGGTGATGGAAGAGTTTATAGTCCAACTAAAGGAGTAGATGTATGAGTGAAACATTTGATAAAATAAATCAATCCTTAGATGTAGAAGTCACTGCTAATGAAGTAGTGAAAGAAACTAAAAAGCAGTTAGCAGAGATCCAAAAGAAGAGTGATTCGGTTACTGACTATGAGTATACACGAGGAAATCTTTATTCTTTGATCGAAAAGGGTCAAGAAGCAATTAATGGTATTCTTGAACTGGCAGAAGAAGGGCAACAACCAAGATCATATGAAGTTGTTGGACAATTGATCAAAAGTGTCGGTGATGTAACAGATAAGTTAATAGATCTTCAGCAGAAGATGAAAGATCTAAATAAAGAAGAGAAGAACACTCCAACTACTGTTAATAATGCATTGTTTGTTGGATCAACCGCAGAACTACAAAAACTCCTAAAGCAAGGATTTAGCAAAGAATGAAAACTTTCAAAAACTTTATGGAGGCGTCAACTTGCC